AAAGTTACTATCTATCTCATAAAACATTCTCATAGCTAAAGCATCAGCATAATCAGGAGAACGTCCTAGAATAGCTTTAACAGTATCTTTAGGAATTATCTGTAGTTTGTTATCTTTATCTGCATCCTTAGTTCTGACTTGTTCTAGCTCCTCAGTTATGTAATTCTTAACATTTACGTCTGAACAACTTACACCTATCTGCCCTTTGTTTATTTGGTCTGCTAGTTTGTAATAACATTGAGTCTTTAGGTTTTGATAGTTTTCTCCTTTTATAGGTCTAGCATTATTTGTGAATCCTTGACATCTTAAGTAATCTTTTACACCACCACCAACTCCGTCCTCATCTACTATAATATTCCTAAGATTCACTCCATTCTCTTGTTGTAGTTTCTTAATCTCGTCCACAACCTCATTTACAGCTGATTTAAGGATAGTTCTTATATATCTAATATGTAACCCTTGCCAAAGCATTATGACTGTCTTATCACTTCCAAAACGTGCTACATCACAAGTTATGTATTTATCACCTTCTATTCCTTTTTGACTAAACATACTCATTATAGAATTGTAGTCAATAAGACTATCGGCTGTTGCGTCATACTCCCAATTTCCGAATAGAAGTCTTTGCTTACTCAATTCATCTAATTGAGATAGTTGTGTTTCATAGTGCTTAGAGATGTAGTTGTTATCTATCACTAAAGACTGTATAAACTTTCTGTAATGTTTTATTGTATTGTCTTGAGCAGGTCTGTAATACTCTGAGTACACCCAATTCTTTGCAGGGTTGCAAGTCATAAGCATCTTAGGTATTAAGCCATTCTCGTCAAGCTTGTATCTAAGTCTTGATGCTACTACGTTCTTAGCCTTCTCAGTTATTTGATTTGCTTCATCAATGAAAGCTCCTGTTATTTCTAAAGAACCTAGACTATCAAAGTTTCTGTCTGATGGGTATAAGAACAAGTCCTTTAATATTATCTCAGAACCATTGTAAAAGGTTATCACATTACTTGATCCGTTAAACGTGTAGTCCTTAATAGCTTTTAAGTTCCACTCGGTGCATACTTCAAAGAATGTATTTAGTGTAGTCTTTTTTAATGCGTCTAGCTTTGACCTTCCCATCAAGTACCTGGTCTTTGGATATTGAAGGCACATAGTAATTAAGTAGCTACAACCTACCCAAGACTTTCCACCACCTGCTGCTCCTCCAAATAAAACCTCTTTAGTCTTATTGTCAAATAGATACTTTAAGCACTCTTTCTGTTTAGGTGTAAATTGAGGATTGATTTCTAATAGGTCAGGTTTAATCACCAAGATTTATATTTATTTTGATACGTTCATCTCCTGATGTTAAGTCTATTTCTTGCTTCTCATTATACCCACGCTTACGTCCTCTTGTTCTTAGGAAGAAAGTAGTGGCTGTTGTGTTACCTTCCTTGATTTGTTTCTTTAAACTTGTTTCAGCAAAGTCAATAAACTTACTATCAATGTCATCAACAGCTTTCTTGTATTCTTCATCACTTTGCATCCAAGCATAGTGTCGGCTTCTTGTAACGTCTGCTTTCTCACAAGCCTCTGTTACTATACCTAATGACATCTCTAGTGCTGCTAGTAGCTTCTTTTTACCCTCCTGTGTCCTCTTTTGTTCTGTTTCCATAATATATAATAGAAATTACTCGTATTCATTTGGAAGCATAAGCCTTATACCTAAGTCAGTTATAGCCCATACTCTTATTTGTTCTGTATATACTTCAAAGGCTTTAGTGTTTAAAGCTGTTGTACTTCCTATTTTATTTAATGCTATTTGGTTATCGTTAATACTGATCATTTCATATTCTGATAAGAACTTAGCTCTTAGTACATCGTGCATTTCATCAGGAAAATATCCTAGTTCTTCTGCTAGTCCTTGCACTATACATTTCCAATAATAACTATTCTGCATATTGCTACGAGTGTTTCTTTGTTTCTTTACGCTAACTATGTAATCGTTCTCTAATTCCTTTAGGTAACTAAATAGGCTTTGCTTATCTTTATTATCTTTTATCACAAACTTCATTAATCAAAGGATTCATTGATTCCTCTTTCGCCTACCATCTTTTCTTTTGCTCCTGCCCAAAGTTTATCTCTGTTCTTAGTAAGACTAGGCTCTGTTCTTTGAAGTGTAGGTATTCCTTCTGTTGGTTCACTATCCATATATTTACCACATTCACATTCAGCTTCCTTTGCTACCCAAGCACCATCTCTATAGACTATTGTTGCCTTAGATAGTTCTTTAGTCTTTCCGCATTCGCAAGTGTATAGTGTCATAATTAATCTATTAAATTAAAAGGTCTATCTTCAGCAGCTCCAATACTCATCATTCTTTTTACTATTGTCTTTCTTTGTAGGTTACTATCGCACCATATAAACCTTACATCATCTTCACCATCTAACCTAAGTTCTATCCCAAATCTTGTACCCTTATTTTTAGACTCCTTATATCCGTACTTTTTAACTGTACCCTTCCAGGTAACTAATTGTATAGTATCTTTCATCTCTTTAGCTTGTCAAGTTCAAACTCTAGGTGATTGATTGCTTTCTGTATGCACTCAATAGGACTTGCGTGTTTCTTTTCTGCTCTGAGTAAATAAGTAACAGCCGTTCCTACATTATAAGATAAGTCAAAGTCTTCAATAACTTTGCGAGCTTCTATCTTGTATCTTCTTCCTATATAGTAACTTGGTATTCTATTGTTTTTCATCTTTCTTTTGTATTTCGCTATAAGTTCTGTTTCTATCGTGTGCTAGTCCTCCAGTTCTTGTTTCCACCTTATCCATTTTCCAAAGTAACTTTTCTTTAGTTCTGTTTTTGATTCTTGTTTCTATTATACTCATAAGTATAACTACGAAAAAAAAAGCTGCTGTGCAAATTCCTAGTATTGTAAATATCATCATTTAGTTAAAAGTTTTAGTAATTGACTGCTAGTATAAATCCTATCATCTCCATCATAGTTTTCATATATGCAAGTAAAGTTGTCATCTTTCCAAGTCCACAAAGCTCTGACATTCTTTTTGATATTGTCTTTCAATATCCATTTAATCGTTTTGTATGTTCTTTCTACGGCCATATTACTATTATATTCATTATTACTATTTTAATTGTATTGGGGAGGTAACCACACCCCCCCTCTACTACTCAGGTCTGAAAAATTAAAAGCTTTTAGGTCTTACCCTTTATTGATTAATTATTTCCTGAGTATTCTTTATATATTTTTTTTATTCCATCAAAGCAAGCTGCTATACAAGAACCACAATTAGTACCTGTTGAGTAGTTCGTGTTGTATAACGCATTGTAAATCTCTATCATAGATTTTTTTGCTTGTTGATCTTTTGCCCTTCCTGTTTTTAAGTCAGGCCACAAAGCAATTATCTCTGCTATTATTTCTTCAGGTATATCTGTTCTAACTTCTACCTCTGTTGTTTTACTCCAATACTTCTGAGGACATTCTTGACTTGATATTCTAGCTTTTACTTTCATAAAACATAAGCACCTCTTACATTGACCTGAAGGCTTGAAGTAATAGACGCAAGACTTACAAATACTTATCCTATCTTCATATATATCTTTAGGTACAAAAAACTTATTCATTTAAATCGTCTTTTAACATATTTCTAACCTTATCTATTGTTGTGAATAAACTACCTCTTGATATTTTTGTTTTCTTAGCGAGTGAGTCAAGTGTGTTTGATTCATAGTAATATAATTGAAAAACTTTAGCATCGTACCAAGAAAAATTATCTTCTAAAGCTTTGTCTATCTTTTCAAGACTAGTCCATTGATAATCGTCTGCTATGTCGTTAGGGATGTTGTAAAGGTGTTTAGCATTAACTCTTCCTGTTGATATTGTTTCTTCATAAGTAACTGACATTGAAAAACTATCAATATGGCGATAGTATTTTTTGTATTTATAATAATAATTACTTCGTGGGCTTGTTAATGCTCTCCTTAATGCAACCGCTCCATATCTTGTTATTCCTTGTATTCCATCTTTATCATAAATTTTTTTAATTACATCAGGATTGGCTTGGAGTAAATAAAGCATCAATTCTTGTACCGCTTCATTAACTTCATTCTCGTCCGGATTAAGCCCGTAAGCCATAGACCTAAACTTATCTGATAGCTTTGCTATTTCTTCGTATATCTCAGTCATTAATTGGTTCTATCTTGTCAATTTTATTTACTGTGTCCTGTGTTAGTTCATCAAGGACTAAACGATACGCCCTTACAACTGCTGAATTGCTTTTTGTTTCTACTCCTGCAAAAAAACCATTAGTAGCTATTGCTAAGTTAATCGGTATAATTAACAACCAATCCCAAAAGTTTTCTTCCCTTTGCCCTTCTCCGTAATGATTTGAATACTCTAAAATAATTTCAACCACTTCTAAATAATTCTTGTATCTATTTTTTGTACTTACTTCCTTTGCAAACTCTTTACACATTGTAATGTATGTTTCTATTATTACTTTGTGTTCATTATTTGCATAAATCGGTTCTATCATACGCCAAAGATAATAAAAATGTTACTCTATTCCTCTAATTTTTTTTAAGTTTTCAACACTTTTTTTATAATAAGTTATTTGCTGTTCATATTCTACTCTTGATACTTTGTGAATTGTCCTAGCTAAATATTCTAGTTCTTCTGCTGTACCTTCTCCATACTTAGAATCTAGATTAAGTCCAAACTTAAACTGCTCACCCTGACTAAACATATTACACTTGATACACTGCACTTGACAATTATCTTCGTGGAATCTTGTAGCCATATGCTTACGACTTTGGAAATGACCATTTTGCATACCTCCTGTCTTGTAATGACCTACCTTGCCACACGTGAAACACTGACACATACCATATTCATTTGCTGAACGCAACCTTATGTAAATACTAAAAATAGTATCTAGTTCCTTTTTTAACTTACTAATTGTTTTTTTCATACCCCAAATTTCTTTTAACAATATCTTGTTTTGTTGTTTGTCTATCTATATATAACCTACCTCTTAACAATGGCTTTTCTTCCTGAAGCTTTGCTCTATACCTTCTAATTGTTTTAGCATTAGTTAATTTACTTTCTGCTATTAAATTCATAAACTCCATACAACTAAAATTTTCTGGAGTAATACCTTTAACTTTCATTTCGTAATACCAAAATGAGCAAATAAGTTTATTATCATTATCTTTTAAATGAGGACTTTTTATTAATAAATTTTCAACTTCGTCTTTAGTTTTCATATTTATACATTTAATTCAAATTTCACTTTATCTCCCTTTAATAGCTGCCCTGTTTTAGTAAGATTATTATCATATATATGGGCATTGCCAATAAAAAAAGTAATACTTCCTAATGTAATATCAATTTTTTGGCTTATTAAATAAGCTTGAAATATATCACTAGGCAATCCTAAATTGCTGTCTGCTGACCTTTGAAATATTGTAACATGTAATCTTCCCTCACTAATTTGAAATTGCATAAGCGATAAACAAGGGAGCTGACTAGTCTCTACTCCAGTCTCTCCAATAAAAAGCATATAGTTTTTTGATGACCGTTTTTCTTTATTAATCTTTTCAATCAAAGCCGGAAGCTTTTTAAAATAAGTAGGATACGTATTAATCATCTCAGGATAACAATAATCCCACCACGTGATTCCTACCGCATTATATTCTTTAACAGATGTTACACCACTGCAATATAATTCCAGTTCATTAGAGAGCTTCTTTTTAGCTATAGGATGCTCATTAAGTATCTTTATTATATCGTTTTCATTTAGTTCAAGTGATTGATTTATTAAATAGGTGATATTGCCTTTTTTGTTTGTTTGTTTTTTACCATTAGAAATAATTTTTTCTAAAAGTTTATAATATTTATTCATTGTTTTCATTATTGTAAGTCGTTCATTATACATTCGTGTTGAAAATCACC